AAATGTCCTGGCGAGCGATACCCGCATCCGCCAGGATCTGGCCCACGGCACGAGCCCGTTGCTCGGACAGTTTCTGGTTGAATTCAGCCGCACCGGTAGCATCGGTGTGGCCAACCACCAGAATCTTTTTCAGTGTCTGGGGGGCTTGCTGGACTGCCGGTGGCTTTTCGGCCAATGCTGCGGCCAGGCGCGTGAGCTTGCGCCTGCCATCAGCGGTCAGTTCCGCCGAACCGACAGTAAACATTTCGGACGACTGCAGTTGCGCTTCAACACCCACGGACTGCACGTTTGGTGTGGCCGCAGGCTTGGCAACGTTGGCATTCAGCTCGTTGACCTGCATCACCAGGCCTTCCTCTTTGGCGACAGCCTGCAGCCTCTGCACCCGCTCGCGGTACAACAGTGCGACGCCACACCCTGCGCCTGCACCGATCAATGCACCTTTCTTGTAGGCATTGGCGTCGCCTTTGGTTAACGCGACGACGGCAACCCCCAACACCGCACCCACCGCGCCACCAGCAACACAGGCACTGGTCCCGGAAGACTGCCCCATGTACTGATCGACGTGGGCGCAACCACTAAGGCCGACGGCGATCGCGACGGCGAGCGCTGTCGGTCTCAAAATACGATTCAAAAACATCCGAATGCCATCTCCCCATTCCATAGCCCGTCAAACTGACGGGAATTTTTTTCAGCCAATGGCTGAATGCTCCAAGCTCCGAGGGTGATCAAGAACGTCACGACCGGGTTGTGTGTTGGTTGGTTTTTTTGCGGACGAACAGCGCCAAAGCCGCGCGCATGCGTCGCGGCTTCAAGAAAAAGAGTGATGCCAGGATTGAGGCAGAAGCCCATGGGAAAAATATCCGTATAAGTGCAAGCACTGAGAGCCTGCACATCCATGTCCGTATGCCGCTGTACCCGCGAGGAGGAGTGCAGCGGGTACAACCGCGGCTATGATACTGCTGTTTTGCCAGATGATGGCACTGTGATATGCAGAAAAGGGCAGCGAGATTGTGGGCAGTGGCGAGGGAAATGGCTAAAAGCTGGGAGTAGAGGGCGGGGATTGAGGGGCGCAGAAACAACAAAGCCCTCGTATTTCTACGAGGGCTTTGTTTTGTATGGTGCCGGCACCAGGAATCGAACCCGGGACCTACTGATTACAAGGCATATGCTCCCAACATATAAATCAATAGGTTACGTGATTCCTTGTTACGTGCTGGCACGCTAAAGCCCGCACGGTTAGCGGGCTCTGGAGTTCTTGTTACGTTGGTTTTTTCAGTCTGCAGAAGGGGAAACAGTTGGGATGCTGTGGTCGTACACATCCATCATCTTCGGATCGCGGTGGCCGCTGGCCTCCTGTTTGTCCGCCCGAGTGCCAACTGTGTCGGTGATGCCACGTCGTTTCAGATCGTGAAGCGCGAACCGCTGCTCAGGGGTGATGACGTCGTCGGCAAGAGCCAAGGTAATAAAGCGCTGCCAGGCAGTGTCCAAACTGGACTTGCGGAGGGGGCCGCCATGGCTGGCTACGATGATGTTTCTGCGTGACGGTGCGATCGGAATCGGCGTTTTGCGATTGATCCACACCTTGGCTCGATACGCCTTCGCGTTGTCCCATGCTTTGCGTAGCCGCGGCGTCCAGCGAACAATATTGTCCCGGCTGCCCTTTCGGCGGTTGGTCAGTATTCCAGTCTCCAGCTCGTTTTCGTCGGTCAGCGTAACAACTTCGATTCCGCGCAGCCTGCAGAGATAGGCCAGCTCCATGACATACCCGAGGTATTCCGGGCAGCCGCCTTTTTCATTGCGCGCAAGCAACCCGCGAGCTATTGCCCTGTCGATAAGCACATCCATGACTTGATGGTTCGGTAGGCGGCGTTGCTTGCGCTCTACCGGTGCCTCGATGCCAAGAGCGGGATTTGTTTCCAGATGGCCACGATTGCGCCCCCATTGCAGTACTCGGCGTAGATAGCGCAGGGCGTGTGCTGCTTTAGATGGGGTGCCTTCGTCCGTCAACCGATCCACGATTCGTTGCACCAGGGCGGAGGTAAACTTTCGCACTGCCAAATCCCCCAGGGGCTTACCCAATTTGGTCGGCAAGGTCAGCAACACGTCACGCGAATAGCAGTAGTCGCTGTGGGTTTTGGGACTGAGCTTCTTGTAACGATCGCTTTCGTGGAACTGCTCGCAAACATAGCGGAGCGTTCCCCGATCGACGTTCGATGCTTCATCCATGATTTGGTGCAGCTCGGCCAGGGAAACGTCTGCCGGCGCAATGTTTCGCCGGCGCTGTGTGCCCGACTCGTCACGGTGAAGTGTGTACCAAACTCCCCCATTTCTCTGGTCGAAGTAAACGGCCGCTGGGAGAGCGGCCTGATCAATGTGCGGGGGGATGTGCGGGTTGTACTTCCGCTTCCGTGCTTTCCTCATAGGATATCGGCGTCGTACTTCTCTGTTGCGGCGGGCTTCATGCCGGCGGCCTGGTTAATGAGGTCCAGCGTTGTCCAGGGTCCGGTACGGCCGCGGAACAGGCGAACGCCTTGGTTTATCAACGACCGCTCAACATCAGAACGGCGTTGGTAGCCAGTTATGCGCTGCAGGTCTTTGAATACCAGGACGCTGTCCGATTGGGAGTTCATTGCTATCCCTCTGAAAGCTGAAGCACCCCGGGCAGTTTAGCGCTGCGGCCGGGGCTTTGTTGTTAGAAGTTGGTGTGCAAACTGCTGTGATCTGTTAACTCGCCGGCGTGCTCGAGCTGGTCATTGGCGTGTCACTCGCAGGTGGTCCGGCAGTTCCTTTTCCGACTCGATAAAGCCAGTGGTTTTGGCGTCACCGTCCATTGCCTTGATGAACATGACTTCCACCTTCGCGGAGTCCACTAGGACTTTCCCGACTTCAGCGATCGCCTTCGCACGCTCAATATCCATTGGCTTTTCTTGATCCTGAAGAGCTTCTAGGGTGGCAAACAGATGGTTTCGTAGATCCGTCATTTTGTTATTCATGGGCGGCCTCGATCGCGCGCTTGAGTTTGCCGAGTTGGCGAATGGTGTTTTTGAGTTCTTCTGGGTATCGGTGAATGGTGTTTCGCCGCATGAGTTCGCTCCTGGTAATCAACTCGAGGTTTTCGACGCTACAGTTGGTGTGGTCACCGTTCTTAAAAACCAGTAGCAGACCGGCTGGTATAGGTCCTCGGGCCGACTCCCAATTGCGTCTATGCGTCCATTCCCAAGCATTGGGCTCGGCAACCTTGATTTTCAGATATCCGTCCGTGGCCATAACTTCCGTTCCGATCGGGACATGGTTGTGGGGTAGCCGGCCAGCGGCGAATTGTGTCGCTGTAGATCTCCCCCCGGCGGCGAATGGCTTACCCTTGTTCCAGGAGCCATGCCCTTTTTGAAAACGAGTGGCCACGCCCGATTCGTGACCTTGGCGAAGACGTCCAGAATGCTCGCTGGCCAGAAACTCGGCGCTGCGCTTCAAGCCAAGTTCTTTTGCTTTGCCGTAGATTGCTGACTTTGGACGGGCAAACGTTTCTTGAAGCTCAGTCATCGGAGTGTCTGCGTACAAGGCCGTCAGGCGCGACACCTCGGCCGTTGTCCAGAACCGCCGGCGAGTGCTCGAGCAGCTTTGTTTCGTGCCGGCTGTGCCTGCTCTCGCACGTTTTAGCGCTTGTTGTGCTATCGGGTTCATACGGATGTTCCGAGTAGAGTGGGTTTGGCCAATAGTTGGGCCACAACAGAAGCCTCGGTCGCGGTAAGGTCGCCGAGCAGTTGCGCCATGTTGGTCAGGGACTCGAGGCGGATCCGCGTCGCGGGCGTCTTGCGCACCTGGTAATCGAAAAGTGCGGTACCGACGATGCGGATTGCCATCAGGTGCCGTGCTTCCTGCACCCCGGTGGCGGCTGTTGTGGTAGCCTGCGGGGCGCTGCTGAGTAAGGTGTTTCCTCGCATGGGATTGCTCCTTTCAGTGGTTGGTGTCGAGGAGGTGCAACTCCTCGACATCCCTTTCTCGACCGACTTCTGCCGGCGCTCGTTTCGCTCTAAGCCTTCCGCACCAGGTGAATCACCAAGTCCTCAAACTCAGGGCTTTCTTCCATCTCGGAACGCCATTCCAGCACTGCTTGGATCTGGTCCCGATCACAATCCACGGCCAAAATCTCGCGCTGGCCACCTTCGGCCCTGACCCACAAAATAGTGACCAAACCTCGAGCGCCATACGCGCCGGCGCTGACCGCAGGGCGGCCGGTCTCTTCCCCGATCCGCCGATAAAGATCGTTAACAACGTTGGTGTTTTCAGGGTTCGCGATCACTTGAATCTGCATGGCAGTTACTCCCGGAAGATGAAGCAGCGCATGGTGGAAGGGACGTGGGCGGTCGGCGCCATGTCCTGCTGCCGAGCGCGGATGATGCTTTCCACCCGCTTCTGGGTATCCAGACACTGATGAGCTCGACAGTCTTTAAGCAGGCGGCGCAGCACGGCCAGGTCCGGAATGCGCTGGCGGTGCTCCAGGGCGACCTCGGCGAACTGGTTGAGATTGATGGCAATCACGCCTGGCTTTTTGCTGTGGTTGACCAGGGGGGCGGAAGGCATCGATTCCAGGTAATCGAACACCTGCCAGAACTCGTTCACTTCCTTCGGATCGCTGCTGATCGCCGCCTGGCGCTCGCTGGCCGCTTTCACAATGTATTTGCGGCAGGCCTGCACCATGTGCTCCGGAACGGCGATGACGAGCTGCAGACAGTCCAGCAGGGCCAGCATCATGCTGTGGTTCTTGATGACCCGATCGGATGACAGGTTGCGACTTGCCCACAGCTCGGCGCGATACTTGGGATACATCTCGGCGAAGCGTTTGAGCACCTGCGATTCGGCGCGCATCGCTTTCACCATGAAGTGGCTGACGTGTTCCAGTTCGGTTTGGACAATCGCATCAGCAGCCCTTCGGCTCGCCTCGGTGATTACCGGTTTGAGGAAAGGGAGCCGGAAGATGCGGCTGATGATCGCTTCGTGGCCAGTAACGATGGCGTTCTGCGCGATCACAATTGAGGCGCGAAACGGCGGCTCGTAGGTGTCGTTGCTATTGGACTTGACGCCCCGAGTACGCAGGGTGCCGCCGCCATAGAAGTCCTTGAACTGGTCCCATTCGAAAGCCTTGGTATTGTCTTCGTTGGTGTTTCGGTCAGCCTCGAGGAGCACCAATGGCAGGTTGGCCACCTGGCCCATCGCCCGGCTCAGGCCCGAGAAGGAGCTTTTGGCAGGGTCAAAGCCCTCATAGATCCGCCCGAACAACTTCCAGATGAACTTGATCAGCGTGGTTTTGCCTGAATCGGGCTCGCCCGACATTTCCAGGAACGGGAAGCTCTCATGCTCTGCCCGGATCTGCTCGGCGAACAACGAGCCGAACCAATAAGTGAGCGCCAGAATGCCGTTCTCGCCAAAGCAGGTCCAAAGGTCAGGCAGCCAGTCTTCGCGATAGCCCTTGCTGTCCAAGGCCATCTTGAGTTTCACCGACTTCATGAGGCATTTAACGCGCTGCTTACCGAACTCGAAGTAGTCTTCGTCGTTGGCCTTGTAGACAGATCCACCGTGGATGGCGATGTCGTTGAAAATATAAGCCTTGTGGTCACGGCTGTAGCCCAGAAAGTCGATAGTCTCAACGGTTTTCAGGCGTTCGGTTTGACGAATAATGATCTGGTCCAAATGCTTCTGAGTACCGAGCCAGGTCGCGCCGGAATACATCAGGCGGGTCTTGAATTCGCTGCTCGAGGAGATCTGTTTCGGAGTGAAGGTGTAGTTCTCGCCTTTGTCGTCGTGGATGCCTGCCACCTGGAAGTAAAACCATGCTTCGTTGGTGACGTCGCTCACCTGCTTGTACAGCGCCTCGAACTGGCAGTTGGCCAGAAGCTTCAGGCTGCAAACATTCTGCAGCACCTTGCGACGTGCTGCTTTGTCGTTGAGCTGCTGGTCTTCGTGGTCCTCGCTGGTGGCCAGCGATTTCTGTTCCTCCTCGAGCTTCGACAGATCGAATTTGGCCCAGTAGGTCTGGTTGCCGAAGTTGAAGGCGAACTCTGGGAAACCTTCCTCCCAGGTGTACATCAGCAGTGCCTTCTCTTTTGGCGATGGAGCGAGCAGCAAATCGCCCTCATGGCGCGCGGCATCCAAGTCACGCTTGCGCTTGTCGTTGCGGGCCTTACCCTCTTCTTCGAACTGCCAGCGCTGGTGCAGGTCGTTCCAGTCGACTTTCTTATCCCGTTGGGGAATGAGCGCAGCCTTGCACGTGAAGCCCATTTCGCGGGCCTGCTTCACCCAGCGCAGCAAGTAACCGCGAGCAGTTGGCTCGTTGTCCAAGCCCCAGACCAGAGTGGGCAGATTGCCCGGGCGCTGCTCGAGCAGTTGCTTCAAAGCTTCGATCGGGAAGTTCACACTCGACATGCCTGACACTGCATCGACGGCGTTTTGTACCAAGGCAATGGCGTCGAAGATTCCCTCGACAATCCACAGCTCTTTGACGGTGGCCAAGTCCACACTTGGCGGACACCACCATTCTCCCTGGGCGCTGTATTTGGGCTTGAAACGGGCCTTCATCTTGCCGAAGCGGGCAGGGCGATCGATCAGGCGTTCCCAGTAGCCACCGTTCGGCAAGGCGAATCGAATCGTGGCACTGGACTCGTCCGTTTCGTGGTTGACGTAGTTCTCTTGGGTGAACCAACCGGTCATAGCTCCGGCATTCAAGCCTCGGGCGAATTCCAGGTACGCACGGGCGGTTACGGTCGGGTCGTTATCTGTTGCCGGCGCTCGCTTACTCCAATCCTCGAACAGATCTTCATAGATCGCTTTGACGTGCTCGATATGGCCGCAGCGCTCTGGACGACCACAGCGGATCTGCCAGGGCTTGTCATGGCGTGCATACAGCTCTTTTTTGTTGCAGGCAGGGCAAACGCCGCCCCGCATGTAGTTCGTGCCTACACGTAATTTCAGGCCGAAGTCGTCTTCCAGTCGTTGAAGCACTTGAGTGCGGATATCTTCATTCATCATGACTTTTACTTCGCTGCTTTCAGGCTAAGGCCGAGGCTGTGCGTGAGCGCGCCGATCAAGTGTTTTTGAGCGGCCATCACAGGACAGCTGGCGAGGATTGATCCATGGCGCAGGCCATCGGGAATCAGGCGGTATTGGTCTGCGTACCAAAGGTCATTGAGGCTGAGGCGGTACTGCTCACGCAGGTTGGCCAAGAGCGCTTGAGCCTGAGCGGGCGTCAGTTGTGCGTTGATGTTCATGGCGTTTTCCATCGTCAAACCTCAATTCCGGGCGCAGTTCACCCAAACCCACTGGGTGTGGGGCAGGCGATTTATTGGGTAGGTGTTACGGTGCGGCTACGCGGAAACGGCCGTTGTCCGGTGCGTTGAGAATGCGTTCGTAGATCAGGCTGACCGGCACGGCCCAAGCATTACCTGTGGCAGGATCGATGATGACGGTGTGTGTCGATGTGCTGCTGACGATGTCCAGTCGCTGCCGATCGCGTACTGCTGACATATCGCTGCACGCCAGATGCACCAGCTTTTCAGCGACTTGAGTCAGCACGTCATAGTCGCTGACCAGGTGCTGCACGGCGCGGTCGAACAACTGCTGATCGTCGCCCAGGTGTTCGCACTGATGGCGTTCCAGGAACACAAGCGCGGCAGCTTTGAGCATGTCCTGGTATTCCTGTACTGCAGGCAGATTGGTCATCTGGCATTCCCCGACTTCGACGCGTGCAGTTGAATAAGTGCGAGCACTTCGGCGTGCCTGGCTGCCAGGTGCAGGGTGTCGGCTTGAAGGATCGCTTCGGCTTCGGCGTCATTGATAGTGCCGTCTTCTAGCGCCTTCGCAATGATCTGATCGACAGTGCCCTTCTTGGCAGCTGCTTCTACGCACCGGGCATACATTTCAACGTTGTCCAGCGATTCAGGCTCAACTACTGGGACGAACATGCCGCCATACATCGATGCGATGTACTCAGGCAAATGGGTGGTGCCGGCCTCCAGTTCGAGCTGGTAGATCTGAGCGTCAGTTAGGGGCCGGCTGTTGTTGTTTTCGTAGGCGTGATTATCGAACTTCTTCAGCGCCAATCCGATCCGGGCTGCAGCGCATTCGCGTCCGCCGGGATAGGCGCAAATAATTGCACTGACTACCTGTCGCCGAGTCTTTAGAACGGTGTTCTTCATCTTCTGCTACTCCCTGTGGCTCAGTGCCATTACTGTTCGATTACGCCGTCTTTGATACCCAGCAGCACCGCGGCGCGATGTGCCTCCCCACGGCGACCTTTGATACGTCCGTTCAATAGGTCGCTGACTAAATTTTTGTTCAAGCCATGCTTGCGACTGAACTCAGCAATGCTGATTCCTCTGCGATCCAGATCCGCACGGGCTTGCTCGGGCGTAACGGTGGCGGGCATAGTGTTCACTCTGTTGAATTTCGGTTGTTTGTGTTTGTGTGTGGTGATTCTTGGTCAAAAAATTGATCAAGTCAACGGTGGTGAATAAAAAAATGCTCATTGCGGATCGAGTAGGTGAACGCCTAAGGGAAGAGCGCGAACGCTTAGGGTTAAATCAAACAGAGTTTGGGGAGCTGCTAGGGGTCAGTCGGGGAACGCAGAAAAACTATGAGCTGGGCGCAAGTTCGCTCGACCTTAGATATGTCGCGGCACTTGAAGAGCGTGGTATCGACGCAGCTTTCGTACTGACGGGACGGCGATCGACGCCGCTTGGGCAGATGTTTACTGCAGCGGAAGAAGAGCTGATTAACCAGTACAGAAGCATCACCCCCTTCGATCAGGAAGCGATCAGGCGTTTCCTGCAAGCTATGGCGGACGACGCCGCTCGCCAGCAGAATTAACTTGTAACAAAGCATGTACGACATTCGTCGCATCCTCGTTCTGTAGCCAGATCCCGCCCCGATAACGTCGATTCAGCAATGCACTTTATGGAGTAGTACGCATGTTGGATCGCACGAGTAACGAACGCGCTTGCACTGAAATCACCGAATTCGAATGGCTGGGCTTGACCAAAATTGAACGGCGTCTGATCGGTCTATACAGACGGTTGAGTGAGCAGGAACAACTGCAATTGCGCCGGCTCTCCGAAGTCTTGGCTACCAAGCCGGAAGAATCTGCCAGCAGCTGATAGCCAAGCCATGCAACCGTCGCCGGCAACTCGTGTCGGCGATTACACATCACGCCACTGCCTGCGATCCCAGTTGCTCAAACAGCTCTCGCTGTTTCGCCCTGGGCATATCCCTCAGACGATCAATTAACATCCTTTCGAATGACTGAGCTGATGGGCTGAGCGTGTGTGAAAACGTTAGCTCTGCGACCCATGTGTGCCCGCACTTTGCGTCCAGGCACTGGCAGTAGAGCTTCACGAAATCCACGGAAAATTTCTCTCTAGAAGAGATTCGTCCCTTGTGTCCGCACTTGCATTCGACTCGCATTGTGTCCCTCCCCAGGGCGTCCAATCGCCACTATATTGCCACAATATGTAGTGGCAATCTCTTAGCTATGCACTGGATGTAGTGGAATCAACTGCTTCTTTGGGTTCTATCCAGGTGAATCGCCTATCCTCACGCAGCGTGTCGTTGAGTTGATTGAACAACTGACAGATCGGCCGGATCTCGTTGCTGGTGTACACGCGATCGATCTTTTCGATGTCGCCGAAGCCTGTGCTGTTTTCCGGGATGATGCCGGCCAATGCCGGGTTCATGCGCCAGGCGGCGATCACGTCGTTGCGCGTGATGTTCTTCACCTTCTCCAGTTCGTCCTTGGCCTGAAAGTCCCCGACCGGAATGATCTGAATCGCCTTTTCGGTGCCGCCAGGGATGTTCACGAACAATGATCGGAAGTTGCCCACACCTTTGCTCGCGCTGATTTGTTCACGCAGTGACTCTTCGTCAGCCTCGGTCAGGTTGGGGTCGTTGGTGTAGAAGATGTACCCCGCATGCGCGCCATTGCTGTAATAGCGCCGGCGGAACAGGGTGGCGGCCTCATTGAGCAGAAGCGCCTGCATGCCGCCCAAGTAGTCGGGCACGCCGTAGATGTTCTGCTCCACGTCGTAGTTCATGACGTGCTCGACTTCGTGTTCTTCGAACTCCACCTCTTTGCTGTCCTTCTGCAGCATCACATACCCGCCCCCGACCTTGACCCGCATGTTGATAGTGGGCAGGTGATCCATTTGCAGCACCTGGCCGAAGGCGTTGCGGTTGCGGCGGAAGTAGGCCTCTCCAAACACCATGAAATCCAACCCTGCCCGGCTCATCGTCTGAACCGAACATCCTGGTGAGGCGATGAACTCACGCAGTAGCAGGTTGCGCTTGAACGCCGGAATGGCGCCGTGGTGCGCGTTGGCGCGCAGCAGCTTCGCCAAGCCTTGGCGCGACACCGGTGGCGTGTACGTGCGCCCGTCGTGAGTGGCGAACACGCCCAGGTAGTGCCCGATGTTTTCGGTTAGGACCTGCTCCGGCGCACCGAATTGAAATGCTCGCATCGGACCGGTGGCCGGTTTTTGATGTTGGGGTTTTGCTGGTTTGCCCATGGGTGCTTGATCCGCTGAAGGTGTAGCGGCTGCGCCGCTGCTTGTTGGTGTTGAGAGGTTCATGGGCCAGGGCATGCATGATCGCCCAGGCAATGTCTGCGTGCCCCGAGGCGTCGGTGCGCGATGCGCTGTAGGTGACTTGGCCACCACCAGTGGTGCCGCGCTTGATCGTCAGGAAGGCCTGGGCGATGTCGTTCCAGCCAGCGTCCCACTCGATCCGGCTGCCCTGAATCGTGTCCTGAGCTTTGAGCACCAAGGTGTTTTTGGTTTCGAGGCTGTAGTGGATCGAGGTCGCACGCGGGTAGAAGTCGCGCACCAAGTCGAACACGCCGTAACCGATGCCGGTGGTATCGATGCCGATGTGCTGCACGTTGAAGCGTTCGGTGAGCTTCTTGACCTGGTCGGCCTGGTACTTGAACGACTGCCCACGCCAGCTGTGTTTCTCCAGGATCCGGAATTTTCCGCCATCCTCCAGCGGCGGGGCGATAACCACGCAGCTGGCGTCGTCGCGGGTCCGACTGGGGTCATAGCCAATCCACACAGGGCTGTTGCCGAATGGTCGGGGGTCGTCAGGGTCGTAATCGGTCCACAAGGACAGGTCGGAGTAACAGCGCTCCAGGTCGACCAGGGAGAAGGCGCTCTGTGTGCTGTCGATGAACTTGCACATGAACAGCTGCTGAAATTTGTCCTCGTCGTACTCCAGCTGCAGCTGCTCGAGGTCGAACAGATCGCAACCGCCGGCGATGGCGTCGAGGATGGTGATGACCTTGCGCCATTGGCCGTCCGGACACAGCGAGCCAGCCGCGGCTTGTGCTTCGCTGGGCCACGGATCCTTGGCGTTTTTGCGCTTGCTGTTGCGGAATTTCTCGCCGGTCCAGAACGGGTACGCCTGGTGCGACACCGCGCTCGGCGTGGAAAAGTAGGTCTTCCGCCACTTCTTGTGGGTGGCCATGGCACTGGCGACGGTGTTCAGTTTTTCGAAGTCGCGGATCCAGAAGTACTCGTCGACGTAGACGTGGCCATGGTGACCCTGGGCGGTG